TACGAGCAGCAACTCGCCAGCGACCACCCAGAGGCCTGGTACAACGAGGAGGCTAGAAACTACGCCGCCCAGCTAGCCCAGACCAAGCAGGCTGAAATAAAGGCGTCTGGTCGGCCTATCACGCCGGCAGTCGTGAAGCAGATCCACAACGAGTCGCTCACCCGAGCGGCGGAAGTGTGGGGCCTTCGCCGGCCTGCCATCCCAGCGGCGTCGGATGGCCAGCGCCAGCGGTTCATCGGCTCGTCTGCCACTGGCAAGAGCCCAGGAGGGCCAATCACGAGGCAACTCTCGACCCAAGAACGAGAAATGGCGGTGGCCATGTCGCCGCACATGTCAGAAGCGGACGCCTGCGCCAGGTGGGCAAAGTTGGCCCACGAGAACGGGGTGTAATTAACGACCACGCTGGCCTTATATTACGCGTCACGGCTGCCCACACGGGTGGCCGTTTTCTTTTTGTTGACTTCTAACGCAATAGTCCCGATGCTTTGAGGTGCTCAGGTCCGCCGAAATCGCAAATCGGCGTCGATACGAGCGAAGGCGTTCCCGGCTCCAGTCCCGTGCTTGTGACCCCGTCTCGCATGCGGAATGAGCTTCAACCCACGAGGGTAGGAGTGAAGCTCACATGGCAACAGCAGTAGAACGCATTGACCCCCCTGGACGAACGCTTACCGGCTCAGGTGCAGCCCGCATCAAGAACCGAAAGCCCGACCGCGAGTACGTCTTCGCCAACCCCCACGACGACCTTCTCGGGTGCTCCGCACTCGAAGATGAAGGATGGTCCTATATCATCTCGGGAACCGATAAGGAAACCGCGACCGGGGCTCGTGAAATCGACGGGAAGAAGCTCGCGTACAAGGGCCAGATTCTGATGTGGAGGCCCAAGGCCGAACAAGAGGCGTTTCTCTTGGCCAAGGCTGCGTTTGCAAAGAGCCATGAGCGGGCGAAGGTCCAACAGGGCGGGATCGACGGAGTCAAGTCCGCCGATGGCACGCTCGCAACCAATCTGACACCTCCCAAGGAGTAACACATGGCATCTATTCAACCTCGTCGCGGCGGCCTTCGTTGGAGGGGCTCGCGCAATGGCGGTCTCGGTACGCCTCCCATCATTCGTCGTCCTGTCGCCAGCGCCTACGGAACCGCTCTGTACACTGGCGACGTTGTCAAGGTAGTGAGCGACGGAACCGTCGCAGTCTGTGGCGCGTCTGACCACCCGTTCGCGGTTGTGGTCGGGGTAGAGCGCTACCTCGGGGCCGACTCGCTTCTACGAAGCGGATCGTACCTTCCGGCATCCACCACGTACACCGGCACCACGTCTGTCGACAACCCATTCGCCAGCGTCTTGCTGCTCATCCCGCTGCCCGACCAGCTTTTCGAAGCTGACATGGACACCGCGGTGGCCACCTACACGGCCGCTCAGGATCTCGTCGGCAACTGCTTCAACGTTATTGCTACGGCTGCTGGCTCTGCCGTCAACGGGCAGAGCGGATACACCATTAACGAAGGCAGTGCAGCGACCTCCAACTGCCAGTTCATTCTGAAGGAAGTCCCGACGTATGGGCTGGGCCAGAACACGATGAACGACCCGACCGTTGCCTACTGGAAGGGCATCTTCGAGGTCAACATGGCTGGCACTCTGGCCTACCTGGAACTCATCTAGTCCACCGTCGGACAGCAAAGGAAACTGAAACATGATTACCTCACATCCATTCTACAAGGCCATGAAGATGACCTTGGACAATCTGACCACCGACGACCTGGAAAAGAAGCAGGTCTGCATCGGGCCTGGGAAGCTCATTCCCAAGCTCGAAAGCATGAAGGACGGGTATGTCGACGATGCGGAGTCGGCCGGCACCACGTTGCTCGTGCAGAAGGCACAGGGAGCGCCTCTCACCCCGGAAGACATCGTTCTGGGCGGAACGTCTCGCTACTGGCCGCGCACCATGGGCAAGATGGTTTCCGTTACCGAGGAAACCATGGACGACGTCAAATATTTCGACGAGATCATCAACCCGTCGAAGCGCTTGCTGGCATCTGGCTACAAGACCCAGGACATCGACGTGTCGACGTTGATCAGTCTGTCGACGTCGGCGATCGGTGGGTACGACCAGTCAACGCTGACCAGCACCACGCACGCCCTGCCGGGTGGCGGAACCGAGTCGAACAGGTTCGCGACGTACATGACGCCGTCGATTCCTGCTCTGGCTCTGGCCCGCGCTCAGCTCGCGTTGCAGAAGGGGCCGAACGGTCTTCCTCAAGGACAAGTCCCGGAGCGCATCGTGTGCCCCGAGGTGCAGGTCGACGTGTGGAAGGTGCTGCTCGGATCTGAAAAGAGCCCTGGCAACAACTTCAACGACATCAACATCGCCAAGACCTACAAGCTCGGCGATCCCATGGGCATCAAGTGGCTCGACGGAAGCTCCACGACTCAGTGGGGCCTTCTGACCGATGCCGAGAACGGCCTTCGCGCGTTCCAGAAGAAGAAGATCACGTCGATCACCTGGACAGACAACGCCTGTTTGGTTCTGCACCATGGCGTGTACTACCGCATGGCCATTGGCTGGTCCAACTGGCGCGCGTGGTTCCAGGGCAACGTCTAGGAAGGGGCTGAAACCATGTACACTCAACAGCTTTCGCCAATGGCGTATTTCCCGCCCGCGGCGCAGACGTTCAACTCTCCGATCGATGTGGGCTCGGCATACGTGATCCCACCGACCGGGCGAGTGTTCTCTGTGCGTGGCGACGGGACTACCGTCACGAACCTGGACGACCAGTACACGCAGTTCTCCACGAACATGGAGCGGCGTCTGTACCCGTCGATTGCCCTGGCTCTCGTCGACTGCAAGGCGAACCGTGGCGATACCATCATCGTGTATCCTGGGCACACAGAGAATGTGGCCAAGGCAAACGCATGGCCTCTCGTTGCTGGTGTGAAGATTGTTGGACTCGGCGGCGAAGGAGATCGGCCCACGATCACCTGGACCGTCGCCGCTTCGTCCGTCCTCATGAACGCAGCCAACGTGAAGTTGCAGAACCTGAACCTGTTCTTCTGCCCGGCAGCGGGTGGAGGGGTTACGGTCACTGCTCCCATCACCATCAGCGCGGCTGGATGTTCGATTCTAGGCGGCGCCATTCGCATGTCGACTGACGCGACTACACTCTGCACGATTGGCGTCACGACCACCGCAGGCGCAACGGATCTGACCCTCTCGGTTCCTCGCGTCTACGGGGCGACGGCCGGAACTCCTACGACTGGTTTCCAGTTCGTTGGGGCTACGCGCCTGAACCTGTTCGGGACGTCTATCTCGATGGCTACCTCGGCTGTCGGTGTAGGCGTGGTTAGGTTCCTCACAACGGCGTCGACCGACATCGAGGTCTACGACTGCGTGTTTAGGAACAACCTGGCGTCGTCCACTGCTGCGGTAACTTGCATGGCTGGCGTAACTGGGGAGGCTGACTGCGTCAGCATGAAGGTGAACTCTGGTGGTGCTACCGCTTGGGTAACCGTTGCAGGCATGACGTTTGGTCCCAACGTCACCGCCTGCAACACCGACGGCCAGCGCGGAGTTGTCTTCGGAACTGGCTCGACGCTCGCGTAACATCTCTGGGCGGGGAGTGGGGTAAGGGCCTCACTCCCCCCGAACCTACTCCCCGCCCTCTTTTCAGGAGAACCATGCGCTCGATTGGAAAGCGATATCAGGGCAAACAGTACGAGCACACGGACATGTGCGACTACTGCGGTTGCTTTTGGCATCGATCAGACATGGTGCTCGATGCTGACCAGCTCCTGCGCTGTCCCGAGTGCGATCCGAACGGACTTGCCTATGTCACGATGGCGGAAATGTCCGCCGCTGCTGTAGGCGAGATTCAACCTCTTCGTGGTAAGACGAGGGAAGCACCATGACCGTCTCGACCATCGACCTTCCAGACTTCTCGCGCGACGCTCTGCTGACCGCGGCGATCAGGGTCACTGGCACCTTGTCGCTGGATCTCGACCCAGAGCCGCGCCAGCTCGCCCAGGCTGCCACGCACCTCAACCTGGTGCTGGACACCATGCAGGCGTCTGGAATCATCCTTCGCACGGTGGAGCGCACAACGCTTGCCCTCACAGCAGGCGTGTCCGAGTACGACCTTGATACCAGTGCCATCGACATCGAGATAGGCCAGAGCGACACCATCGGGACAATCATCATGGCCGGTGGGTCGGAGCCCATCGTCAAGGCCATGAGCCGACAAGAGTGGCTGGAGCTTTCCAACAAGACCTACGCTGGAATGCCAACGCGGGCCTACCTGGAGAAGAAAGACCCGCTACACCTAGTTTTCTGGCCGGTGCCCAACAGCGCGGCCACGTTTCGCTACACCAAGGTGCGCCTACTCAAGAGCGCTGGGAATGGAGCGAACACCATCGACCTGATGCGGTCGTGGTCGCAGTACCTTGTCTATGCCGTCGGGGCCAACGTCGCGCTCGACAACTCGCTGTTCGACCGCTCACAGCAGTTGCTTGCCTACGCCGAGAAGGTTCGACCCAAGGCCGAGGCGAACGAGTCGCAGCACGGTAGGATCAGGTTCAGAATCGGAAACTCTGGAAGGAACTGGTAATGGCATCACTCATAGAATGGCTGTACCTGTCCGGGGCTCGCGACGAAGCGGGACTTCCGATTGCCACCGGCACCGCCTACTTCTACGTTCCAGGGAGCACGTCGGAGGCGATCACCGTCTATGCCGATGCCGCTGCAACCACGCCCCTCTCACAACCTGTGACGCTCGATGCTGCCGGGCGCGCGACCGTATACGCGAAGGTCCAGTGCGAGATTCTCATCAAGGATTCGCTTGGCTCTACGAAGCGCACCGCCACCAACGCCAAGAGCCTCGAAGCGGCCCAGGTGAACGTGCCGTGGGGCGATTCGACCGTCACGCTCGAATCCATCATGGCCGACATCGAGTCGACCACGACATACTCGGAATCGACGGCTACCGGCGTAGTTGCCAGGACACCGCAAGAAGTCCTGCGCCAGTTCATCAGCCCATACGACTTCGGCGCCGATGGCGGTGGAAGCGTGGATGATACGACTCCACTCCAGAACGCGATTGCGCGTGCGATTGCGACCGGCTTTCCGCTGAACCTGGAGGTCGGAACCTATCGAATCACCGCTCCTTTGACCATCACTGCTCCGGTGAACGTCTACGGGGCTGGCGTCGCAAAGTCCATCATCCAGTCCACATCGGAAAGCACTGGCCACGGACTTTCGATCAACATCGTGGCGGCCGGGGCAGAGAAGCCCATGGTGCTGCGCGATTTCTCGGTGCTGTTGCCACACACGACCTCTGCGGCGAAGTCTGCCATCTATCTGACCGCGGTCGAAGCCTGCACTTTCGAACGCCTGCGCCTGACGGGTGGGTACGGCATCAACTCGTCCGACTTCTCGATGTACGGCTGCCAGGTACTCAGTTGCACCGCCGTGTACAGCGGATCATCTGGAACCCATGGGAAAGGCTTCTCGATTGGAGCTGGATGCGTAATTTCGGAGTGCATCGCGAGGAGCACCAACGGAGTTGGGGATCTGACCGGAACGACCGGCTTCCAAAATAGCAACCGCTCTCTCATGAGCAACTGCCAGTCGTACAACGCCGAGTATGGGTTCGAAGTGTGGGGCGGGGCGGCCGAGGGCTGCTACGCGAACTCATGCACAACGGATTTCCGGAACACCGGATACGGCAAGCTAACCAACTGCGATTCTCTCGCGTGTGGCACTGTCAACTTGCAAGTGCAGCAGGTCTTCGCACCAGCACAAGGCGTGCAGAGCAGCGCAAGCGCGACGCCATCGCTCACGTTCGACCCAACGTGCGGAACGAACGTCTACACCTTCACGTACAGCGGAACCATCGGGACTTTCACGCTGAACTGGCCGGCGGCTTGGACCGCGCTCCCCCCAGGGGCAATGTACACGGTTGTGATCGCCGCCAAGTCGGGGACCGGCATCACCGCGGTGAGTTTCCCCATCTTCATGCGCATGCAAGCCGGAACGCTCGCCGTGAGCAGTGGGCATTCGCAGTCTGCGCAGTTCATGGTGACATCGGACGGAGCGCACCTGGCTCAGATCACGGCATGGGTGGATAACCCCAATGGTGGATGGGTGTAGATGGGCGATTCCTCGCTAGCCCCCATCGCGTTCAACGCCGGCCAGAACACGGCCGCGGCGGAACTCGGCGGCGCCATGCCGCTGGTGGTGAACGTTGTCCCAGACGCGGCTGGTGTTGTTCGCTGCCGTCCTGGCATCAAGGCGTGGAGCTCGTTCGGAACCGCAACTGGAAGCCCAGTGATTGGCATGTCGCCATTCTCGGGGTATCTGGTCTACGTGACGGCAGACCGGAAGATTCACGCGGTCACGCCACAGGGCAACACGCTGGAGTTGTCGGACGACACGGACGCGACGAAGCTCGCAGGAGCCGGTCGGCCCACATTCGCCTCGGGCAGGGTCATGCTCGTTATGGCTGGCGGCGGGGCTATGCAGAAGTGGACTGGCGATGGCCTCTCTGCGCGCCTCGTGAACAAAGGGACCGTGGACGTGGCCGATCCTCCCGACGCAAGCTTCATTTGCGCCATCGCTAAGCGGCTCGTTGCCCAGGTTCCTGGCAAATCCGGGCAACTGCAATGGAGCGGCCCCCTTGAGGACTACGAGAATTGGGACATGGCGGTCGGCGGGGCAGCCTTCATCCAGGCTGATGCCAAGCCCGATCCTCTGGTGTCCATGGCGGACAACACGAACGAAATCTTCGCATTCGGCTCCCATACGCTTCAGGTCTTCGCCCCGTCGTCGCTCCAGATAGACCCGACCGACGCGAACAACATCCTCGATTTTGCGCCGAGCAGAACGATGCAAATAGGAACCGTCTCGCCATTCGGAATCTGCCCAGTGGACGACACCTTTGCGATGCTCGACCGGCAGCGGCGCATCGTCATCACGGACGCCCGTTCCTACAACGACGTATCCAAGCCAATCTTCCAGGCGATTCGCGACATGAAGGACGTCACGAACGCGTGGGCCTTTAGGATGCGCTTCGCCCGCTTCGACTGCGTGGTGTGGATGTTCCCGACGGACGGGTTCGGGCTCATCTACGACATCAGCAGCCAGACGTGGTGCGAGTGGAGGGCTTGGAACGCTGGCGACGAGCCTGTCACCATCACGAGCGCCTACAACTGGGCCGAGCAGAACGTCTTCCTGGTTGGACTGTCCGATGGAAGCGTCGCTCAGCTCGACGACCAGGAGACGACGGACCTCGGGGCACCAATAATCGTCGAGTTGGTGAGCGGATTCACGAGCCACAGCACCAGCGCGCAGAAGGCGTGCAAGACGCTCATGTTGAGCTTCAAGCGCACGTGGAGCGCACTCCCTGCGCCGGCCAACGGGCTGTCGCCGAGCGGGCACGTGCGGGTGTCCATGAGGGACAACGAGGGTGCCTGGAAGATCATCAAGGACATCGAGCTGTCGTCGTCCAGTGAACCTTGCTTGCAGATTCGGAGCCTTGGGGTCTATCGTACAAGGCAGTGGCGGATTCAGTACACCGGAAGGGACGAGGTTCAACTCGTCTCGGCACAGGAAGAATACGAAGTCTTGGGGGCGTAACATGGCATCAATTTGGGACAGCATGATCAGCGGTTCGGCCCTCAGCGGGGCCGCGTCTGGAGCGGCTGCCGGTGGTAGCGTTGGTGGCCCATGGGGCGCGCTCGCTGGTGGCGTGCTCGGCGGTGTGGGCGGTTCCTACATGGACTACGAGAAGGACAAGGCAGGCGAGGCGAACAAGGCAGCCACCAGCCAGCTCATGGACAACGTCAACGCCCTGAACCGAACGCAGTACCAGCAGCACATCGCCGACCTGAACAAGTCGCTCGCGTTCTACGGTCCCGTGCAACAGCAGTGGGACATGCTCTATGGACGCGGGACAACCCCAACCGTTGCCCAAGGAACGTGGGCAAATACCGCGGTGAAGTAACATGCCCGATGCGCTGAACCCAGACATCACGAGTTGGACCCAGGTAATCAACCCGTCCACCGGTAAGCCGTTCGATACAGAGTCTGACTACAACGCTTGGAGCGCCGGCCAGAGTGGCGCCGCCGCGCAGTCGGGCCTTGGGGCGGGATACGCCAGTGACCAGGCTTCGAAGGCTTCACAGTGGAACTCGCAGTCTCCTGCGTCTAGCACCAAGGGTGCGCATGGGGACAGCAACTGGACGTGGACGCCACAGGGAAACGTCAAGGAGACTGGATACACTGACCCGGGGACCAATTCCTACGTGTACCAAGAATCTGCTGGTGGCCAGGGGAATCCGCTTCTGACGATCAATCCCATCGACAACACGATCATGTATAGGGGATCATCATCTGGTTCCCAGCAGAGATTTGTCTACGACCCGTCGCAGGACTACGGCCTTGGAAGCGCGGCCCTTGGCGTAATCCCTCTCACTACCGATGCGGGTGGAAATCCCACCTCGTTCTACGCTGGAACTGGAACCGGAACGGGGTCCAAGTTCACGAAGCTGGAAGACGCAATCACCCAGGCCCAGGCGTACAAGACTTGGTACGACCAGAAGAACCCGCAGGGCACGCCTAAGTCGATCAGTCCGAGCACGCAGACGTTCGACCAGTGGCTTGCTGCCAATCCTACCGCCAGCGCGGCCGACAAGGCTGCTGGAACCTCTCCTGCTGCAACCACGGCCAACGGCCTGCTTACCACCCCAGGGCAGGGAGAGAACCAGTTCGACAGCACGAAGGGCGTCTACACCGACCCAAACAAGTATGGTGATGCGGCCCTCGCCAACAAGCCCACTTCCACTACCAACGCACAGAATAACTGGAACGCCTACTCGGGGCAGTATCAGAACCCTGCCACGGAATCCTCACAGAATTGGGATGCCCAGAAGGGCGCGTATGCTGACCCGAACACGGCCTCGTCGGATCTCTGGAAGCAGCAGAAGGGAAACTTCGCCGACAACAAAACGGCATCGTCGGACTTCTGGAACCAGTGGAAAGACCAGCTCAGTACGCCCGAGGCGCTGAAGGGCGTCTACGACCGCCAGCTCGCTGCGGCCCAGACCACGCTTGACCGAAAGGCCGCTTCGGCCGGATGGGGTGACAGCGCCGCCGCCGCACGAGCGACCGGTAACCTTGGTCAGAAGTTCACCGACGCATACGTTACGGCAGCAGCGGACCAGGCGGCCAAGGCAGGCCAGCTCGCTTCCGCGTCGGATTCGTCGCAAATTGCCAAGGGAACGCTTGGGCTCAACCTTGCCACCGGATCGGACACGTCCATGAACACCAAGGCGCTCACGGGCAACCAGCTTGCAGGGCAGGCCGATTCGACCATGAACACGAAGGCCCAGACTGCGACCACCATGGCGAAGGCGGCAGACGACGCGAACAATGGTCAGACGAACACTTTCACCAACCAGTTGATTGCCTCGACTGGCATGGACGCCCAAAGGATAAGCGGCACAACTGCTGGCCAGTTGGCGGCGGATAATGCTCAGACCCTTGGGCAGAACCGCCTCACCGGAGGGTTCGACCGTTCGCTCGAAACAGCGCAGAGCATGTCTCAGCTCACGTCGGCCGGGCTAAGCCCGGCGGACGCCGACTCGATGTCCACATCAATGACAAGCCTGCAACTGCAACTAAGCCAGACAAACATGACCTACGCTCAGGCCACGGCGAAGTTGAACGAGTACGCTGCTGCGGCCGGGGTGGTTGGGAAGTCGCTCACGGCATTGATGGACGTGTGGGCGAAGAACAATGGAAAGTCCACGTCGAGCAGTAGCTCGGTTGGAACCAACCAAGACGGAACGCCAATCAAAGGACTCTCTACCTAGTCGAGGAAACAGATGAACCCAGCAAGCATGCAAGCACTCGTAGATGCCCAGGCGCAGGGCCAAGCCGCGCAGTCTCAAGGCGCTCCTCCGCAGCAGCAGCCAGGAGCCCAGAAGTGGCAGGGCGACACGGACGACCCTGCGAGCAGTGATCCGGACTTCGAGAAGATCCAGAGCGGCGTGTTCGACATGTCGCCCGAGGAGCTTGATGTGCTCAAGCAGATGATCGACGCGGCCACGGCCCGTCTCCAGAAGCAGAATCCCGATCCTGGCGGCAACATCAAGCTCTAAGGACACCCCATGGCCTACGGCGTACCCACGCAAATCTTCCCAACGAGCATGCTTCAGCAGCGCCCGCAGGTTGCGGACATGTCTGAAGGCATCGCCTCGCTTGGCGGGCTGATCGACGCCATATCCAAGCATAGACAGCAGCAGGAAGACGCGGCGCAGGCGCAGGCCAACGCGGACCGAGACTTCCAACTGAAGCAGAGTCTTGAACAGGTCAAGGAGAGCCAGCAGCGGCGCCTTGAGAACCGCGACTTGCAGAACTCGCGCACCGAGTGGGCCAAGGAACGCCAGAAGAACCTATCCTACGCGAACACCGAAACGGCACAGGGCCGCCTACCAGGCGCGTTCGTGGATCGCGACCAGGAAGGCAATCCGGTCACGGTGAAGCCAGAGTACGCCCCGATTGCTCAACAGGCCGCGCCGGCGCCGGCACCAGACCCGCAGGACGCCGGGCCGCAGGACATCGAGTCTGTCATTGCTCAGGCCGCGGGTAAGCCTGACATCCAGACCCGCGAGACGAGCGTCTCGGGCGCCAGGTACAATCTGCCCCCGCTGGCAAACATCGAGAACCTGACCGAGGCGGAACTCGACGCCAAGACGAAGGCGCTCACGCCAGAGGCTCCCCCGCCTCTTCGGAAGGTGCGTATCGCCATCCCAGGCCAGGAGCCTCTGGAAATCGACCAGGGGCAGGCCAGGAGCGACGCCGAGGCGCAGTCTATGCGCAAGCAGGCGGATATCGACAAGGCGATCAACGCCATCGACCCAAATGACAAGAGCAAGGCTGGGACTCTCTACGCACTCAACCAGATGAAGGCTTCCGAAATGGCGATGTTCCCGCCCAAGGAACAGGCATTGTTTGCCAGGAACGCTCTGGAGTCCGACAAGCGAGCCTCCATCGAAGGCGTCGCGACAGGTCACGACCAGAGCCGAGAAGCAATCGCACAGGGAAAGAACGACACCGCGCTGAAGATTGCCGAAATGCGCCGCAAGAAGGGCGGCACCGGCTTCCCGCTGGTGGCGGGGTCCGCAGGTGACATCGACTCTGCGTTCGTGAAATACGCGAACCGCGACCCGCTGAAGGCCGAGAGAATGGCTGACATGGTGGACCGACAAACCGAGAGAGCCTTGAACCAGATGAACTGGAAGAAGCTCGAAGGCACGGGCATCGACCGCCTTGCAATGGCTCAGAAGAACATGCAAGCGGGTGGAGCTGGTGAGTTTGAGGCGATGCAGAACTTCATGGGCTACATCCGCGGTGGTGTGCCAGCCAAGAACGAGACGGTGGAATGGCACCACATGACCGATACGGCCATCACGAAGATGGACAACATCGGCAAATTCCTTGGGCTTGGAATGATCGGAACCCTGTGGAGCCAAACGGGCATGTCCGACCAAGAGAAGGAAATGCTCAAAAGCAAGTCCACCGGCCTTCCCCCAGCCCAGAAGAAAGAACTGCTCGAAGCGATCAGCTCTGCACAGCAGGGCCTTGCAGAGTTCTCGAACAAGGCCACCGATTCACTGGGATCGCAATTCGCCGGCCGTTCCCCAATGGAGAAGTCCCTTGTTCAGGGGAAGATCGACATGCTGCGCTCATACGCAAAACTCCCGTCCAAGAAATACTTCGGCCAGAGCGAAGGCTCGTCCGCCACGGGCCAGCCCGCTGCCAGACCGTCGGTTCGCGACCTGCTTCTTCAATGACGCGTAATATAAGGCCAACGTGGTCGTTAATTAGGTGAACCCATGGATGAAGACGCAAAGATAGTCGAGAAGCTGAAGTCTTTCGGGCTTGGAAAGCTTCAGAAGGTGCATGAGTTGGCAGATCCGAACGACCCGGATATGCCGCTGGTATTGCGCGCCATCAACGAGTTTGGCAACCCGGTCCGAACCATTGCGCCCACTGGGGAGCGCGCGGAGAAGCTGAAGCGCGACATCGAGGCGAGCCAGTCACCACTTCCAGGCGGCCAGTGGGCTCAGCCGGTTGAGGCGGTCACGCGCTACATCGGCCTGACGGGTGGAGATGGCAGCGAAAGCGCTCCAGCCTCTGCCCTCCACCAGGCGAACGCCACGTCGGCCGCTGTGCTTGGGAACATTCCAGGCTTCACCCAGGGCATGGAAGCAGTAGGCGACGCCTCGGAAGCGCTCTGGCCCAGGCAAAACCCGAAGTACAACGTGTTCCCGCGCTCGGGGGAGACTCGGAAGCTCATTCAGAGCGCTCCGTCTCCGCTGCTAGCAGAGGCCACAGGAGTGGCGCCATACGCCGCCACTGGAGGCGCGAAGGCTCTCATCGACCCAGTGGCCGAGGTTACCGGAAAAGCGCTGATGGGGAGCGCTCCCGGCCTTCGCGGCTCGATTGCCGCTGGCGCCGAGGCTCTCGCCGCTCCAGTGCAGAACATGGTCAAGGGAATGCCTTTGGCCGGCAAGCTTCCAGGGACCGTGCTTCCGGCTGTCGCTACCCAAGTCGGACTCAACGCCGCGATGAACTCCGTAAATGCTGGTGGAAAACTGGCCGCACAGGAACCGACGTCGGTCATGGGCGACCTCGTTGCCCCGTCACTTGACCCGGAGTCACTTGGTCAGGCCGCGCTGTTCGGCTCCATCCCGGCACCACGCGGAGTGGCGCGCACCAAGAGCCAGAAGCTGGCGGACACCTACGCCGACGTCATGGATCGCAACGGTGGTCAGATCCCCGCCGAGCTGGACGGGATGCGTGGAGACGCTGGGATCGCCGAACTCAAGGGAAAGCTCGACACGGCAGCCACCGAGCAGAAGCGCTCTTTCGCTGACAAGTTCCTGGATGCTCGGCAGCAAGCTTCGGACGCCTGGAACGCTCGCAAGCAGGCGCAGGCTGATTCGAATCGGGACAACATCACTAGCACGCAACAGCAAGCTTCGGACGCCTGGAACGCTCGCAAGCAGGCGCAGGCTGATTCGAATCGGGACAACATTGCTGACGCCAAGAAGTCCGCAGATGAAGCAGTCGCAAGCGCGGCCGCATCACAGGAGGAACCCGCCCGCAAGCTCTACACCGCGGCGAAAGAAGACTGGCTGGGCAAGGGAGGGAAGGGCGGAAACTATCAGAATGGCCTGGACACCATTCTGAGTGAAGGCGCGCGGGTTGAGCCGGACACGAAATCACTGGACCAACTCGCCAAGCAATACGAGTCAACCAGCGAACCGGCTTTCGATCCAGGGTCAAAGTCTCCCAAGGACGAGCAGGTTACTAAGGGTGGTCGCGCCATGAGCATTGGACGAGCCGTTGCCGGGCTCGTCTCAGACATCAAGGCGCATCTTGGTAGCAACCCATCATTGCGCGAGTACCAGAACGCCATTGGAGAAGCGGCCGGCGCAGTCGAGAAGAGTAAGGCGACGCCGAGGGCAAAGCAGGCATTTACCGAAGTCGTCTCAGCTCTGCGCGCCGATGCCTACTCCAAGTTCCCTAATTTCGGTGAGCTTTCCACGCGCAACCAGGCCGTCATGAGCGACCTTGAGACGTTCGACCAGTCGATGTACGGAAACACCGATGCTCGAATCGGGAAAGGCCTATCTGACGCCAAAAGAGGCGAAGTAGGGCCGGACGAAGGCGGGGCAACCAAAGTGCCCATGTCTGACATCACGAGGGCATCGAAGTGGCTTGCTGGCGAAGGCCAAGACCCGGCTACCGCTCACACCTACGAGTCGTTCCGAAAGCTTGGTGGCGAGTACTCACGCATCCTGGACACCATCAAGGCTGTGCGGGACCACGCGAACGGATACGTTTCCAACGTGGAGGGGAAAGCGAACGCAGCTTCCACCGACCTGGAAGACCGCTCGACGAGGTCGATGCGCAACATCAAGAGCGTGCAGACAGAAAAAGCGAACGCAGCATCCACTGACCTGGAAGACCGTGCTCGAAGGTCGGAACGAAACATCAGGAGCGTCCAGACCGACAAGCAGCGCGACCTGACCGATACCCTGGCATCCGAGAAAGACAAACTGGTCAACGAGAAGACGGCCGTGGAGGCTTCGCGCTTCCCAAGCCTAGGGAAGGTGGCCATTCCAGCGATAGAGCTTGCCGCAGCATCTCACTACCATGGCCCCTATGCTGCTACGGCTACGGCTGGGGCACTTGCACATGCTGCCTACACGATGGCCCCGTACGTGCGCGGGCAGGTCGCCTACCGCACGCCCAATTCACTTCGGGTAGACCCGGAGCTTCTGCGCACAACGATGCTGCCGGCAATCTCTGGCCCGCTCGCCTTCGAGAAAGACGACCCGTTCAAGAAGGCGTCGCCGTTGGACAGGGGAAAGGCATTCTACGAAGGTGTGCCCATCGAGAAGTACGGATCTTACGTTGCTCTAGTGGACCAATTGGTGCAATCTGGCAAAACTGAGGAGCAGGCAAAGGACATCGCCAAGACGAAACTGCAACTGAAGTAGAAGCCATGGGGGCCTGGAAGAAATACAAAGTCAGGCAGCCGGTGTCCGACCGACAGCCCGACAAGGATTCTCTGCTGCCATGGGCGCAGAAGGAGGTCAATCCTCTGCTTCAGCAGCTTCGGCGAGTTGTGAACTGGATCGTCGACTGGCTCGGGCTCGTCCAGGTCGACGCTACCGACACGCCGGGAACCCTCAACGATAAGCTGCTGGTCGACGAAGCCACGATGACGAAAACCGTCTCGGGCGTCGAGGGCGACAGGACCATCACGCTTTCCGCACGGGTCACAGGCACAACGTACGTCTACCCATCACCTTCTCCGTCTCCCACACCTTCCCCCGCCCCAGCGCCGGCGCCGACACCTTCGCCTGCGCCATCGCCGGACCCGACAGTCGTAGAAACGCGCCTGTACCCGGTAGTTACCCTAAGCGAGCACCAGCAGGGAGCCAAGTGCATCCTGGCCCCATTGGAGCGCTTCACAGACGTGGACTACGTCTACCAGGGCGCGCACGAAAACGGAGGAGACGCGCCGATATTCGCCACAGAGTGGACGCTGGTTACCCCGACGGTGTTGCGAAAGAATGTTGCCGGGCCGCTTGGTGTGGCGTCACAGGATTGGGTTGATGGCGCGGACTGGGATGCGTTCAACCAAAGCGGAACTTCCACAATGGTCGGGAAGAAGCTGCTGGCCTGGCAAAACACCTTCCCGACCAGAACGCTAGATGACGACCCTCTTCAAGGCCCCTGGGTAGTCGACGACGTTGGTGGACATTGGGTTGATTGGGGGCTCGGAACCCAGCAGTACGTCACGACACACGCGCAATTCCACCGAGCAACCGACGCGGAAGTTTCGTCTGATTTCAAGTACGGGAAGCCGGTTCGCGTGCAGTCGGGAGCGATGTTCGCCGGGAACGTGTTCATGTACTCGGGTGCTGCCAGCCCGACGATGGGCCACACGGCGCTGAACTTCGTGGATATCGGTCCGTACAACTTCAACCATTGGGGCACAGACCTGTTCGGGTTGCGCGCACCAGCCGGGTACGGTCGATGGAACCCATCCGCAGGCATGTCGACGTGGACGTCTGGCAGCATTGCTTTCGACGGAGCGTACTTGTATCCGACTGTGGTCGGACTCGCTGCGGATGGCTCTGCCACGATCCCGATCAACGTGGGCGATTCGTTCTTCATCTGGTCGGACACCGATCCATACGGGGAAAGCTCCCACTTCGGGCTCTACGAGCTGGTATCGCGCGAGGCAAGCGGCCGATGCACGATCCGAAGGGTCATCACGGCGAACACCGCGGCCACGCTTACCGGGCTTGTTGTTCCCATCGTGGGAGTCGGGGCGCTTCACGAGGGCGACTCGTTCACCGAGACGGCAACCGTCACCACGCTCGACTACACCTCCACGACTTGGACCCAGGCGACGACGGCGCTCGATGCCACCTACAAGCTTCTGCTGCAATCGCAGTTCCTCAGCGAGCACGCCGACCAGAACCTGCACTCGTGGACGCAGGCAGCAACCGCGGCAGGCGGCCCACAGCTCATGGGAAGCCCCAACGCGACGATTGTGGGCACGCCCAAGCTCGCTTCTCTCCCCGCTGGCACGTACACCGCATCCGTCCGCGCTCGTGCCACAGGCGGCGATGTAGGTGCTTCGGCGCAGGTGACAGCATCACTTTCCATCATCCCGGAAGGCTGGGCGCCTGGTGACTCGGTCCCTGCATCGTTCGTCTCCATGACTTCCCCGCCAATCGAGGCGGACACGGGCGACGTCCTGCTCTCGTTCCAGACCGTCACATCAGCGCCAACCGCATCCGACGTTACCTACCGACTTGCCTTGCAGTGGACTTGCTCGACCACGAGCGCCACGCCACAGACGGTTCAGCTCACGTGGTTCGACCAGAGTCTTTCGACATGGGTAGAGGTTCCGTTTGCGATGGCCGTCGATGGGATGAACGATGGCGACCACCAGCACCTAACCAGGAGATACCAGGACGTAGCTTCTACCGATCCTGGGCTCGCTGACCCATGTCACCCGTGGGACGCTCTGGGGCCGCTCGGGCGCGTCCACATGGGCATTCCGGACGCCACACTCACGGGCACCGGGACTACACGCAGAATCGCCATGCCGGCCAACGCGAGCCAGGCGAAGGTCACGCCAACCACGAGCGAGGCCGTCTACGGAATCGACCCGACGGGGTTTCTCGAAGGTGACCCGGTGAAGGTTGTGATTTACGCGACCCCCACGAACACGGTGACGCTCGTGCATCTGGACACCACGTCGTCGCAAATGTTCCTCGACGGCGTGACCAAGAACATCACCTGCAGCAAGACGACGATCCTGAAGTTCATGCGGCTGGATGACCTATGGAGGAGAGAATGAGCGACGTGAAAATGAACAGCCTCAAAGCCTTTCCCCTACGATTGCTGCTGGCCCTGGCTCTGTCGGGGATCGTGCTGTCTCCGGTGGTTCACGCTGAGACGATCACCCCCGCAACCGACCCAGCGACGCTTTCGCCGGACTACGCCAATCTCGGCTACCCAGATGGGAAAGTAATCCCGAGCCAGCTCCCATGCAGAACCGTCACCAAGCCGGCGGGCGGGACGTACACGGAGTGCTTGGGGGACACGGTCACGGAGACGTCGAGCGACTACGGCGGAGAGTCGCTTGCTGGCAAGGTGCTCAATGGCGCCCAAGGGATCGCCTTCACATCCAACACCTACACAGGGACCGCTACAGGGACATCAACATATACCGGTGTTGCCACCAACACCCTCACATCCACCGCGTCGCACACGGCGACGGTCACGAACACGAACACAATCACGCAGACCACAACCGCAACGGCAACCGGCTCAGTCACGGCGAGCGGAACCGCAGCGGGCACGGCCAGTGAAACCTACGTGGCCACGGGAACCAAAACCGTCACGGTGTCTGGTACCCACACGGTCACGGACGTAGTGACGTCCACGCAAACAGAGACGGCGGCGCGCACCTATACGGTGGTTGGCACCGTGACTTTCACCGGCACCAACACGGGTGCAGTGACCGGTCAGGACACGCTTTCGAAGGCCGTAACTGGGACCGGAACCGGGACCGCAACCGGAACGGGCACCGGGACCGCGAACATCAGCGCTGCACTCACGGCGACGAGGACAGCGTCCGCCACGGCCACGGCATCGGGGACGCAGACCTATACGGCCGGCGCCACCTGGCAGATGATATCGGCGCAGACGTCTACCAACAGCCAGACCGGCACGATCACTCAGACCACTACGCCCACCGATACGTCCACGTTCACCAAGACGGGAAGCGGCACCATCACGGCGTCGGGGACCAACACCCTCAGCGGAAGCGTTACTGCCCTGGCGACGGCCACGAAGAGCCGCACGGCCACCGGGACCGGGACCGTCACCACCACGACGTCTGGAACCGCCAGCGACACTCTGACCCGCACATTCACGCTGACTCAGACCGCGTCCTACACCGGCACGATCACGGCAACGGTTTCTGGAACTGGCACGCTGACCCAGACATTGACCGGCACTGGCACCGGGACCGACACGGCTGGGACATCCACCGGCACGATGACGGGGACGATCACAGCTACCGCAACGGCCAGCGCGACCAAGACGGCCAGCGGGACGCAGACCTATACAGCAACGGCGACGTGGCAGAACACGGGCGGGTTCACGTCGACCAATTCGGGGACCGGAACGTCAACGAGTACGGACTTCACCGCAGTAGGTAGCACTACGGGGTATTGGTCTGCCGCAGCCGCAGCACCAAACGGCGACGTCTACTTCGGGGATAGCACCCCTGGCAACATCTACAAGTCAGTTGGTGGCGGAACGTTTACCGCAGTAGGTAGCACTACGGGGGCTTGGTATGCCGCAGCCGCAGCACCAAACGGCGACGTCTACTTCGGCAGCAACGGAGGCAACATCTACAGGTCAACTGGTGGCGGAACGTTTACCGCAGTAGGTAGCACTACGGGGGCTTGGTATGCCGCAGCGGCCGCGCCCAACGGCGACGTCTACTTCGGCACAGACGGAGGCAACATCTACAGGTCCACCGGCGGTGGGGCCACGTTCAGTGCCGTCGGCA